AGCTGCTCCGCTAACTATTGTAACGTCAGAAGCGTTAGTACTAATGTCCGAAGTATGAGCATCAATCTTCGCACCACTAGGATACGTAAAGATTCCAGCTAATCCAGAGACGGTTACTATGTCGGCTGCATTAATCGCAATGTTAGCCGCATTGGTCGTTCCAGTAGAGGTAATGTTCGAAGTGTTCGTATCAATCTTCGCACCACTGACAGAGCTGAAAGAAGTAGCTGCCGTGGTTTGTATGCTTCCATCATTAAAGGAAACTCCGCTAACTCCTAGTTTAACTCCCGTTATAGAGGCTATGTCTCCAGTAGTGAAAACAGCTCCAGAAGCTGGATATGCAATAAATACAGTCGCAGAACCAGAAAGGTTAATTGGGATTCCTAACCCGCTAGCACTGTCAACAACAGTATCTCTTGACAGAACATTTGAGTTGTACGTTCCTATGCCAACTTCCCAATTCGTTGATTCTTCTATAGCATAGAAGGTTTGAGTTCCGTTCCCCAGAACAGAGAAATCTTGATACCCACCGAAAGAACTACTAAAGGTTATATTGCCAATACCCTGAGTTGTTGTCCCTTGTTTTACTCTATCTTTTACTAAAAACATGGCTTAGTAGCTCCTCTTCCTATTTAAAAAAGATGTCAAGGTCGCCACTAGCAAACGAGAAAGTGTCTCCATTTGTAACATTTTTAATACTAGACAATTGACCATACAGAAGAATGTTAGCTTCTGTCCCCTCTGCATCTGCTACGAAAACTCCAGAGACATTTCCCCAATTGTTTGTAGCTACAGGAAAAGTTAATGCTTGGAAGTTGTGTGTTTGTCCAGAACTTGCTGGCTCTGCCCAATAGGCTGTTCCCGGACCTCCAGAAACGCGGGCATAAGATCCTCCGCTTAATTCCTGAGTGAATAGACCACTCTCAAGAGAACCAGAACTATAATTGCCAACTAAACCTATATAGATTCCTGTTGGGCTACTAAATGTTATTTCTTTAAAGATATGACCTATAAGACCAGACTCTAAATAATGAGACATTGCAGACATAGAGAGTTCCCTTTGTTATGGATAAAAAAAAGTCGCCCTCAGCCCACGTCGGACGCTAAAGGCGACTTGTGTTCAATATATAAAAAGTCTTATTAGAACGAGCCTAATAGTACTCTTCGGTTATCAAGAACTGCAAAGCCGTGCTCTGCCCATCCGTAGAGACCAGCTCTTCGTTGGCGATGAAGTGTATCGTCTTCGAAAATCTGAACTTCTTGTCGAATTGGCATTACGAAACTATCTGTGTTGCGTAGATCTAGACCAACGATAATTTCAGTATCGCCAGCAGGTAGAGTTCCGCTCAGATCGCTCTCATAGAAGCCTTCGTATTCTTGACCCTCACCAAGTTCATCCACATCATGGAGGTTTACTTGGAAGATTCGCAAGAGAAGACCACCATCTTGAGTGATAAGCTCTCGTCGAGTGACAGGATCTACTTCGTCCACACCCCAGTTACGGATATCTTCGATACCTTCTGGACTTAGGAATAGATCTGTAAGTTGACCTCTATTGATTGAAGTACTATTACCACCGCCATTACGACGTATGACAGTCTTCATCAATGATACAAGTCTCTTGGAAAAAGTTCCAGTAGATGCATCATTGTCATATACTAAGATATTACGATCAACACCAGCACTTAAAATTGTGTGCCATCCGTCGTCATTCATTTTCTTAGTAAACTGAGATTCCATAACACTCATTGCGCGACCTACAACATCCCATCGTGCATCACGAGCATATTTCAACAGGTAGTCAATAGAAGCGCCAACATCATAGGTCGGAACCATGACATAATCACCTTCTACATGACGTTCTGGAATGCGTCCATGATTTGGAATAGTGTAAGCTACAAAGTCTTTTTCAGTTCCGGGAGCGATGAAATCCAATGGGAATTCCGTGGTAGCTCCGGGTGCGAGTCGGACAGCTTCAAAAATGCCATCCAAAATGTTGCCACTCATTACACCCTTACGTAGGGGTGCTTCTAAAGCTTTTGCAAGCTCGGCTGTAGCGGCAAGAGACTCCTCCCGATTCAAAGAACCAGCCTGACGAAGCAGTTGGTCCATTTCGGGAGTCGGCTCGAAATAATTTTTGTTAGCCATTATTTAATCTCCTAATTTTCTATTTAAATTACCAAGTTATATCGATGTCTACTTTTGCGTACCCATCAGCTTCTTTAATGGAGATCAGTCGACCAACTGCAGTACTACCTGTTGCGGTTGTCAATTCGCCATCTTGATTAAAGTACAAAGTTGCACCGATATTCGCGGCAGTTGGGGTGCCTGAAATATTATTGGTAACAACAGTCCCTCGCTTAAGCAACAATACTTTACTTCCTTTTTGGACTTCGTCCTTATGGAAGTTAATATGTTGACGTGTGAGGTCTAGATTTACAACATCATTAAGAAGTAATCCAGCGGGCTTTTGGTAGTCAGCTGCAATGAGTCCGGTAGGTTTATGAACCTTCGCGTTGGAATCATCCATAGCTGACCCAGAAGCTGCTGCGGCTACATCATAAGTTACAATTTTTCCTCTTTCACCAGTTTCATTCATAAAGAAACTAAGGTCAGTGAGGTGTTCAACTCTATCTGGTTTAAGTGCCATTATACTTATTCTCCTTGTTCTGTTTTGAGAACGTTATTGTTTACCCACTCTCGAAGAGATGCGCGGACAGGAGTGATTTTATCTTCTGAATCTTCAGAGGATACACTCATATCAACAGCTTCTTCAACCGATGCAGTATTAAGAACTTCTTCGTCTACTGCTTCGGCTTCGTCCGCGTCTGCTACTTCTTCGCTAGCTTCTTCAGATTCGCTTGCTTCGGCTTCAACGTCGTCACTTTTAGCGTAACGCTTCATTTTAGCCTTTTTCTCTTCGTCTTCGTCTTCTTCTTTTTTCTTCTTTAAGAACGGATTTTCTCCCGCAGCTTCCTTAATCGTTTCAGCTACAGCTTCAAATTGTTCATCAGAAAGACTTCCAAAAACTTCAAGTTTAGCAAGTGCTTCTTCTTCGGAAAGGCCAGCCTCTATAAGTTGAGCTTTTCGCTCAGATAAAGACTTTTCACTTTCCATTTTTTCTATTAGACCCTCGGCTACGGTACGAGCTTCCAACTCAGTTGCTAGAGATACCTCTAGTTCCTCAATTTTCGTCTGCGCGCCAGAAAGCTCTTCGCTTGTTTCAGTGAGAGTACTAGAAACTGTTTCAACCTGTTGCTTGTATTCAGCAACTTGGTCTTCCCATTTTCCAATGTTAGCTTCTGCAACTTTTGCAGATAACTCTTTATTCTCAGATTCAACACTAGCTAGTGCTTCTTTGAGCTCTTGGATCTGATCATTCAAAATATCATTTGACATATCAAGATTCTCCTGTGAGTTCGTGTCAGAAAATACAGCATTTCCTACTTTAATAGATACACCATTATCGTAAGAAAACAACTTCTTTGTTCGGGATGCGTTAGTGAAGTCAAAGCTTGAGTCTTTATCAAAGATAATACTGTCCGGATTGGCTGGTCTTTCAACGAAACCCTTCCCAGAAAATGTTATATTTTTCAAAAGCCTTCCTACTTTATGGTCTTCATATTGACCTGTTCCACCATAAGCTCTTAAGTGTTTACTCAAGAAGGCTGTCTCTTCCGATCTTGCTATGATATGGTTATCATTGTCGGGGGAGACAACAGCATAATCAAAGCCTCTAAAGAGACATTCCATTGAGACAAACATTTGCCCATCTTTAATCTTGTTAATTAAATCTTCTGCTCTTGCTTGATAATCTGGATCTTGCCATTGATTATAAATTACAGAAGACACTAAAAGGTGGTAAGTATCCGGAAGTGAGTCAGGATCGGAATCCTCAGCTAAAAGCTTGTACTCACTATCTACCGGCCAAGTACCAATAATCCCTCCAACTATTTGTTTTTCATCGTGATCTAAGTTGGCTGGTTTATATGTTGGGGTTTTTCTAGAGGCCCAGACTTCGTTCTTAGCAAAAACATCGTCGTTCTTATTCCAAGAAGTACTAACTAAGATAGAGAAAGTTCTGTATACGTCTCCATCTTTATCTCCAGCTGTGGCTCTGATATCTTTTAAAAGATCTTTATTCAGGGGCTTAAAGGATTTGTTATCCTCTGCTGAATCCACTGGGCATAGTTGAGATACATAGGCAAGAGAAGCCTGAGAACTAATTTGTTCTTCAAGTCCTTCTTCTCGCTCTGCGTCGAATATAGTAATATCATTCATATATAGTTTACCTCTTATAAATTGTTACACCAAATAAGTGGCTTAGTAAAAGTCTCATGACTTAAAGTCTGTATAGAAAGCTACTCTTAGGTTTCTAATCTCTTCGATACTAAGGCGTCTACCTATTTGTTCGGAGGCTTCAGTAATCCAAGAATTGAATGAGTCGTGGACATGGGACTCACAGTCTCTATTTACGGCTGCAAATATAGTTTTTGTAGAAAGACCTTCTCCGGGTTCAAGATTACATAATATTTCAAACTTCATCATCTCTGCTTGACTTGTCTCTTCGCTATTCAAGCTTCTCATATTCTTCTTACCAAAACCTTCTAGTATAGCAGAGTTCAAAGCTTCTGAGATTTTCTCTTGCGCTTCTTTACCCCATATCTCTATAGCTGCTTTCTGTTTGGGTTTGAAAGTTTTTCTATCCCTAGGTTTGGTATCTCTTGTGTTCTTAGGCCTTCCGGGTCCATTTGGATTGGTCTTCTTTTCTTTAGAGGGAGGAAAGCCTTGTCCCGTTTTCTCATTAGGCCTTCTCATCTCCAAAGCAGACTCTTCTCCATTCTTCTTATTGTTAAGATTTAAACCAACTTCCGAAGGGGTAGAGATGCCCGTTTGTAAAGCTATCTTTTCAAGAGCAAAGTCTTTATCAACAGAATGGAATGGGCTAATCTTTTCTGACATGGCTCCACTCTGTCTTCTTTTTTCCTCGTTAGATAGGCGTTTTCTTTCAACTCCGGGATTGGCCTTAATGTTCCGCTGAACAAACTCATCACTGATTACGTTTCTATCTGCTAGATTTATCATAAGCTGAGTCATTGCAGCTGGATCGTCTAGATACATAAAGTCAAATTCGATCTGAGCTGGGAAACGAAAACCCATTGCTTCTTGTACTATCTTTACTTGCTCATTCCAGAATTCTAAAATAATATTTCTAACATAATTAAGTCTCTCTGTTAAAGTTTTCAAAGAGATAAAATTGTTAGTTGTTCCAGAGGCACCGAAAGTTCCGGTAAGGGTTGGAGGTATTCCAAGACAAGCGTAAATAGCCATAAGAGTTGGTCTGTACTTTTCTTCACCTAAGAACCTTTGGACATCTGTTCCGGTTTCGATAAGCTCGATATCAGGACCCCAAACAATATCCATCGTGCCACCACCGACATTAGTTCCAAGTATGTCTCCAAGCGCAGAGGCAGCTGCGGCAGTAGGTGCTAGCTTGTGATCTAAGCTACCAAGCTTCCATACTCTAATCTTTGAAATAGCACCATCAAGAGCCGCTTCGTCAGCTAACTTGAGCTTTTCATAAAGAAGAAGATCTTTAAAACAAGCATAAGTCATGGGATCTGCCCATTCTTGCCAGTCATCCTTCTTATAGTGAAGCATAAATGTTTTCTCTGGAGGCAAGATGATACCTTCACTCGTTTGTGCTGCTCTTAGAACGTCTTCCGGTATTTGACTAAGGACTATTGCATCCGCAGGCTTATGGCTGGCTTGTAGTCTCTTGATCTCCCGCTTAAGATGATTAGGCAATTGCATCCTGTAGAGCTTATTACCTATTAGATTAGATACTGCTCCACCTACCGGATCAACTAAGATAGGATCAAGGAAAACATATTGCCAAGGAAGTTCTCCCTTTTGAAACATCTTATCATCTATTACAGCCTGCATATCCGGAGAGGCTATAGACTTCTGCATTTTAAGTCTTTTTTGTTTGTTAAGCTTCGCAGTCTTCATTCGAATAGGAACGTTCGCTTCACGAAACAATAGGTTACAAATTCTCTCAGAGACGAACCTACCCCTAACACGACTAAACCAGTCATTAAAGAACTTTTCAACTCTTGGATTGGGATGCACTAGCCGAATACCCTGACACGCAAAGTCTCCCATTAAGTCGATAGCATTACGTATAAGACCTATTCTACGATAAGAGCTACGAGCAAAAGAAATGATATCTTTGCTTTTTGTGGGAACTGCTTGACCGGGACGAAACCAATCAAAGTCTGCTTGGCCTAGTCCGGGACGACCACTAAGATTGGAAGTAAGATCAGAAAAGTCTCTACCTCTAGAGCCTACGCTTGCATATCCAAACTCAGAAACAGCTTCTCCATATTTTTCAATAGCGGAAGCCTTTGCCTTTGGATCGTCAGAATCCCAACTAACATAAGCTGAGGAATCTGGAACATTTACATCTTCACTTCTAGGGTATTTTCTTTTTGACATTTTTTCTCCAATGTGTATTGAGATCTAAACAATACCTATTGATTATTACACCATTCGTTATTGATTCTTAGTTATCTTAAAGCAGATGGATTGGGTTAGGTTTTTAGCCCAGTCTGGACCAACATACATATTCTGATCCGACTTTCTATCTGAGGGTCCTGCTACACGCCCTATACTTTCATAAGCTGGCGGAGGAATGATGAATCTCTCTGATCGAGCGATCATGTTAGCAATAACAAGAGCACTATAGCGATCCTTTCTCATCCTACCTTTTTTCCCTGTCTCAAGCTTAATCTCTGGAGTATCCCATCTTTCTCGTCCTGATTGCGTTACACTAATTACGATAGTAGACAGTTCGCTTTTCAAATCTTCTATCTCCATAACGGCATCCTCTAATGTATCATAGAGTCGAAGGGTGTTACTTTCTCCTGTCTTTTCTTTCATTTCGTCAAAAAAGATCTTATCTTTCTCAGACATAAGGCTCAGGCTGAGGGTGTCAAATCTGGGGAATAATAATACCTTATCTTCAAAGTCTTTTCTCATACCGTGATTGGCTTGTGCTGTCCAGTCTGCTTTCGCAAAATTAACAAGATCAAGAATGTGATCTCCGGGCAAGTTATCTGTCTCTTTCTCTTTCTCTTCAATGATAGGGTATATAGGCCGTTCTCCATGCTTGAGTTTGTCTAAGTCTCTTAGACCCTCAGCAATTGTAAAGCCTCCACCTTGAGAGTCTATACCGACTCGACCACAAGGGAATATCTTAAGCAAGTCTCTAATTTTTCTAGAACAAAAACTGTAGTAGTCACTACTATCGGTAAGGCCCATCTTCTTTCTTCCCGAGAAGTCTTTCTTGTTAGTTGTCCAACTATATACAACTCTCTGATGCTCTGGATGAATTTCTAAAATAACTAATGCAAAGTTATCTTGTTCAGAGGCAGGGTCTATTCCCATTACGTATGGCATCTTTGGATTGCCTATCGTCAATGGATCAAATGGCTCTGGACACCAAGGGGCCCAATTCGACTTGGCACAATTCTTGTCATTAGCAACGCATGAATGAATAAGACTTCTCTTAAAAAACCCTTGACTGTCGTCTGTAAAACAAGCACCATACTCCATCTGATAAATACCATTATGCATGGTAGCTCTTGCTCTAGCGACCTGCTGAGCATCCATGAACCCATCGGGGATAAGCTCGTAGGGTATTCTTGTAACAGAGAAATTCTTCCAGTCTAGTTTTTTCATATAGTCTGGGATTTCATCTGGGTCTTCGCCCATCTGTTCTGCAACCTTTCTAAAGTCTCCCCTTGTTTGAATCGTTGATTTGTATTTCTTCCAGTAGCTAGCGTATGGCTCGAAGGCATATCCCGCTGTTCCTGAAATAATAGATTGGTTACCTCTCTTGTCTCCGTATTCTTCCTCCATAGCCTTTCCCCAAGTCCCGTCATCTTTCATCTTCTTCCTTCTAGCTGCATCCTTAACATTCTGAGTTGGATCGCTAGATACAGCAGCAAAACCAGCAACAACAGTTTCGTAAATATGAGTAGGTATAGAATTGAATTCATCGGCAACAATTGTATGAGCACGCAAACCACGAATCTTACTACCATCGCCCAAAGGGACTGCCATTGCCCAGCTATCATTAATCCTCATAGTACATCTATCAACATCTCTTCTGGGTCCACTGTTGTCTGAACAAATGCTCTGCAAGATAGGAGCGCCTCTCCATATTGTATCCATATATTCAAATATAACTTTAGACTGACGAAAAGCAGCTCCAACAATAACAATCTTAGTGCCCGGAATTAAAGTACACCTCAATATGCAATAAACGGCCAGCAAGAAGGACTTACCAAAACCACGACTTGCGATATACATTGGAAACGCTCTTCTCCATAGTTCTCTTAGTATACCTGTTTGAACTGGAAGCAACTCAATATTGAAGAGCCTCTTTACTGTCCATTGAAAATAATCTGGATTTTTCATTATAGAAAGAATATAAAGATGTAGGTTCTCTCTCTGGTATGAGGTCATGTCTTCCATTGGGTTTTTGAAATCGCCCAGATCGTTCTCCGTAACTCCTAACCAAGCGTTATCGTTATCATTTATTATGTCTAATATAGAAATCTCAGTGTTATCTTTCATACTGCTCATGTACTCTTCTCATTATTAGGTAGGCTATTTTCTCTGCTCTTTTCTTATCCCCACAGGCTATTACATGGACTCCTCTTTCTATCTGTATAGTAGAGATTACTCTATCCATATATTTCCCTTTGATTTTTAAAGAGTTCCACATCTTATTGGGAATACCTGAACCGTGAGGATACCGTTCTATGTCTGCCCAGTGAAACTCAAAAAGAAGGAAGGCATGAGGAAAGGTTTGCATCTTATCTAACTCCCGAAAGAATCTCTTTTCCCCACAATTGCCAGCAAACTCAGAAACACTCTCTTTCCTCTCTATACAAAGGAGATGTTCCTTGCCTTCAATAGTATAGTCCCCTATGTCTACTTTGGTAACGTCAGTACCAATGCAATAGGCATCTTCTTCGAACCACCAGCCATGGCCCTTCTTCTCTCTTGTATCACGTATGACTTTAAATCTACTCATCTTTTTTTTTCAATCTCTGTAAAGCTTTCCACTCTAAAATTTTTAAAAACATTAGCTCATAGATCTCTTCGTTGCCCTGCGTCATCTTATGACACTTCTTGCATAGTGTTATTCCATTGTTTATATCGTATCTCATAGACGGGTGACTGGCCCACTTCTTGATATGATGGACTTCGAGTCTAGTCTTGGAGCTGCATCCGGGAAATTGACACTTGCTACCATCTCTCTTACGAACTGATTTTCTAAAACCTGCGTATGCTGGATCTGAATAATTCCTACCTCTATGGAATAAATCTGACCTTTTGCGCCACCCTCTCCGTTTTCTCTTCGCCATTGATATCACTCTCCACCATTCTATGTACAAGATCTGTAAAACTAATTTCTCGTTGCCAGTTAAGCTCTGCTTCTGCCTTGTCTGGTCTTCCTCTTAAATATTCAACTTCTGAAGGACGATAAAATTCTGGGTCAATTACAAAGAAATCTTCGTAGTTAGAAATTCCAACATATTGAAAAGCCTTATCTAAAAATTCACGAACGCTATATGTCTCGCCTGTCGCTATCACATAGTCTTCTGGCTCTTCCTGTTGTAACATCAGCCACATTGCATTAACATAGTCAGAGGCATGTCCCCAGTCCCTGTAGGCGTCTACGTTGCCAAGTCTTAACTTCGGGAACTCGTCTCTACCTTTGTAGATGCTATCTTCTCCAAAGGTGTAGTCTTTGTCTCCGTCTAAACTTATTGACTCTGACCAACTTACAAAGCCCGCTATCCACTTAGTAATCTTTCGGGTAACAAAGTTTTCTCCTCGCCTTTCGCTCTCATGATTAAACAAAATGCCGCAAGCACCGAAGATCCCGTATCCTTCTCTATAGTTCCTTACCATGTGGTGTGAGGCTAGCTTGGCTGCCGCGTATGGGCTTTGTGGTTGGAAGACGGTGTTCTCATCCTGATATGTCTCCCACTTCTCTTCACCCCATACATCAACCTTGTTTCGACTAACTGATTTACCAAACATCTCACTTGTTGATGCCTGATAGAACTTCGTATCTGGTGAGAATCTTCTAATCCCCTCTAGAAAGTTTATTACACCTATTGTGTTCGCCTGAAAGGTATAATTCGGCTGATCGAAAGAAGTTTTTACATGTGATTGTGCGGCAAGGTTATAAATCTCATCTGGCTTGTGTCTCTCCACAGCAGAATAAACAGAACCAGAGTCAGATATCTCAAACTCCTCAATCTTTAGATTTTCAGAATCAATATGCTTAATCCTCTCTAAGGTTGAAGTACTCGTTCTCCTTTTAAGTCCAATGACCTCATAATCCTTAGATAATAATAATTCTATTAAATAAGAACCATCTTGTCCAGTCGCTCCCGTTACAATTGCTTTCTTGCTCATTGTTCTTCCTCATCTTTAATAGTGTCTGCATTTAAGAAAGGTTGGTCTACGCTACCATCCTCATATTCGTGATACTCTTTTAATTCGTCTACTGCTTTGTTGGCCGCAATTCTATTAACTTCCATATCCATTCCCTCACGCTTACGAACCTCAGAATCATCAAGCTCTTTTAACCAAGATGAGAAGTTTGTCTTAGCATCTTCCGAGTTTCGCTTACGCTGTTCTCTAGTACCCTTCAAGTCCTTAAGCAACCGCTCCTTCTTAGTTAGAAGCTTTTCATGTTCATTAATATAAGCAGATTTAGAAGCGAAGGCAGCGCCTATTTGCGTTTGGAAACTTGCGATAGCCTGAGTGTCCTGCATAGCTTCAGGTTTACGAATTTCATCGTCAATAAGCTTGTTTAATCTACTGATGTTTTGAATGACTTCCTTCCGGTCTTCCATTCCACGATTAATAAGAACCTCGGTTCTAATCACCTCTAAGATCTGCATCTCCTCCGTATGGGTAACATCCTCCCCAAACTGCTTGAAATAATCAATCCACTGATGCTCAAAGAAAATGATCTCTCCATCGCTGAACTGCTTCTTAAGTTCTTGATAGTAATATCGCCCCCTGATATGAACCAGCAAATGCTCATCATCAGTCATGTTCCTCGCCTTAAGATTTTCCTTGTCAATGAATCGCCGAACAGGACCCTCTGTCCTATTTAGAAATTCCGCTATCTCCTCAGTAGACAAATCAAAACAATTCTGCCTAATGTAATCCATTTCGCCGTTTGAGAGTTTCCCCCTCTTTCTTCCTGTACTATTGTTCGCTGGGGTCAATGCCGTTCTCCTTTAATATAGTAGCTATCTCTTGTAAAAGCCGCTCTCTTCTTATTTTTGGAAGTCTTAAACTATTAGTGAATCTTATCCAATCTTCTCTAAACTGGACATGCAATTCATCATCTAGTAGGTTTACAATGTCACGGGTGAAAAGATCATCGAGTGCACTTGACTCTTCCTCTTTCTCGTAAATAGTACTATAAGAGCTCATGAGGTTCCTTTTGGCAGCGTTTCTATCTGTCCATCCTTTATATAGATTGCAGTCTAACTTATCATCAAACTTAGTGCATTCCTTGTTAACATACAGTGGACATGAGTCACATGGCTTTTCTGGTCTACCATAGTTGTTGCGTTTAAAATTGTATAGGCGGTTTCTGATATGTATCCAAAGAAAATTTTCAAGGGGCCTTTCTGGATCCCAAGACTCCTCAATGCCTTCCCAAGCAAATAAGAATGCTTGTTGTTTCATATCCTCTACGGTATGGTAGCCGAACCTGAACTTCTGTCCTAGTCTTGTTGCTATACGTTCTATAATCTCATTTGCATCACTGGGCAGCTTCTTGTGGATCAAGAATATCTCCCTCCATATTATCTGCTTCTAGAATGAAATCTTGTAAGATAAGAGAAGCATATCCGGAGAAAGCATCAATACTTACCTCAATAGCATGTATTCCACCAACCTCTTCACCTGTAGCAGAATCGACTACTTTTGTTTCGGTAGGGTCTCCTGTATAAACTATTTTAAGCCTCATCATTGTCTTCTTCCTCCTCTTGACTGTCTTGATCTTTATTACTCTCTTCATCTTCATCCTCTTTGTTTAAGAGGGAGGCAATAGACTTTTCCTCCAGCTCTTCCTCAAGCTCTGCCTTTACTTCGTCCTCAAGCTCTTGGGTGGCAGTTACCTTTAGTTCAGACTTAACGAAATCAGCATCGTCCATTATAATCTCCAGTTTTTTTTGAACATAAACAATTTATTGCATATACAATATTATATACACTAACAACCACTTTTAGGAAGATAAAATGAATATAAAATGGAGCGAAGATGAAAAAGACTTTATCCGGGCGAATGCTGCGGCTATGAAGGATGTGGAGATGGCAGATTACTTAACGGCTCATGTCGGAAGAATAGTTACCTTAGATGCTATTAGAAAAGTACGACAGAAGCTAGGTATTACAAAGAAGCCGGGACGGGGAATATGTGGAGTTGTTAATAAGGGTTTATCAGAATGAGTCAAGCTAATGAAATTACTTGTCATAAATGTGGCAAGAAAAAGATAAAGCCTAACTATAAGCCTAATTCTACGGGATTGGAGTTCTGCTCTACAGAGTGCTTCTACACTTGGTATGAAACATCAAGTGAACAGGATAAGATTGATGAGGGATGGGTATGTGGCAGACCTAGTCTACTTAAAGATAGATGGCAAGAGTTTAAGGATGTCATTCTTAATGAAAGGTTGTGCCCTCAAGACCTAGCTAATAGATTTGATATAAAGAAGACAACGGCTATGTGGAATAGGAGAAAAGTACTAGAAGAGAATTCAATAGACTCGTCTAAATATAACAGTGAGGTTAAAAGGGAAAACTATATACCTAAGCTGTCAAAAGAAACTTACTTAAAATGTTATAGGTCGGGATACTTGGACTTTGATAAAAACAAGTGGGTTAAAGCAAGGAATGATAAAGAGCTGGCAAAATCACTAGGTGCTAGTATACCAGAATTTAATAGGGGCCGAAGATACTACAAAATAAAGAAGGCTCGTGAAGATATACCTCCGGCACTAGATGTAAAGGGTAAGAAGTTTAATTTGCTAAGGCCTGTGAAGTTAATCAGAATAGACGAGCAAAAAAAGGACTTGGGCAAATATCTCTGGCTATGTAAGTGTGACTGCGGAAATGAATGTGAAAAAACATCTGGATCATTAAAAAATCATCATCATAATTCTAATATAAAAAATTCTTGTGGGTGCGAGAATAAAAAACATGCCAGATGGGAGGCTTTAGATATTAATGCTAG